TATCAATCTTTAGAAGAATACTGCGAAAAGAGCCAATATCGGAAGGTATGTGGTCTTATGCGGTTAAAATGGCAGGGCTAAGAGTACCTATGATGGGTAGACAGGAAAGTTCGGGTTCTCCGTGGGAACGTCTGGCTAACTCGATTAAGAGTACACTGGAACAGAGAGATTTGGTAGTAAGAGAAGAACTCGATGGCTCTCGGTCTGTGACTGCCAGAGAGACGGTTATACGCCCTAGCCCAGAGCAAGAGCAAGTAACTAATGATGTGGTACAGAGTATTTTGAATCAGATTGGAGTAGGGGTGGAATAATGGCAAATATTGACCTGGCTACCAAGATAATGATGATGGAGAATCTACTTTACATCGTAGATAAAGATGCCAATTTGGTACTCTTGAAACTCAATTATGCTCAAAAACTGTTATTCTCAAATTGGTCTCACCAAATGATAGACATTAAGTCCAGGCAAGAGGGAATCAGTACAGGTATTCTGGGTATGTTCTTTATTGAAGCCCAACTAATTCCGGGTCTAGTAGTAGCTATCGTGAGCCATGAGGACTATGCGACTCGAAGATTGTTGGACAAGGTTGATATATTCCATAAACATTTGCCCGTTGAGCTAAAATCGAAACTTTGGCATGACTCTGATAACGAAAAAGTATTTGAGAACGGTTCGACCATCTATATTGGTACAGCGGGACAGCGCTCATTCGGTCGTGGTGATACGATTCATCGAGTTCTGGTAAGCGAAGAAGCCCATTATTCAGATGCTGAAAAACTTTTATCGGGTCTTAGAGAAGCTGTGCCTATGAGTGGTTACATAATCCGAGAGTCAACGCCTCTTGGAGACTCTGGCTACTTCTATTCTTCAGTCCAAAAGTGTTTGGAGCAACAATCGGATTACACGCTAGTTCCTTTCTACTGGTGGTACGGGCAAGATTATCGGATACCGAAAGGGAGTAAGATTGTTCTGGAACGTGACCGTGGAGATTTAGAGTTTACTCCCAAAGAAGTCGAGCTAATGCTTGAGAAGGGATTGGACGAGGAACAGATTAGATGGAAACGTTGGAAAGTCCGCAATATGTTCTCCGAAGAGAAGGGTAGGTTCTTGACTTCGGAGGAAGCGGCGAATATATTTCCACAAGAATATATCGAAGATTTGGAGTCTTGTTGGCTTGGTCCCGCTAATCGGGTGTTTGAAGAAGTCGAGGAATATTTGAAAAGTTGGAGCCTTAAAGCCAGGGACCCGATTCGGACTGAAGGTATGGTCGAGATTTGGAAAGAGCCGGAAGTTGGCGCTAAGTATATCTTTTGGGTTGACCCAGCGGGTGGTGAGAGTCCATCTGAGGGAGACCCACACGATGGCGTAATATTGAAATTGAATCCTTGGGGACTCGAACATGTTGTGTCAATTCGGAGCTGGACTGGTCAAAAGCCATTTGCATACAAAATTGCGGAAATCGGACAAAAGTATAATTTGGCTCTACTAATCGTGGAACGGAATGGTGTAGGGCGGGGAGTTCTGAACTATCTGGTCAACGATATTTTGTATAAGAATCTGTATATGGAGCGTAATCCAGCTGGCGAACTAACGGGCAAGTATGGCTGGAACACTGACCATTATAATAAGGCGAGTATGATTGATGGGGCAAAGACGGCTATTCGGAGCAGTTCTGTGATAACTTATGACCGGAGCGTAATTCGGCAACTTAGAGCTTTGGTTGATAAGAATGGTAAGATTGCGGCTAAACCCCCGGTTCGTGATGATAGGGCTTTAAGTTTTTGTGGAGCTATTGCAATTAGCCCGCAGAATCGAGTCTCGCATCAGTTGGCAGTGGGTGATTTTGTAACTTTTAGTGGAAGGAGAGTATGAGAGCCATACGTTTGGTATTTACGATAATTGTTAGCATACTCTTTTATATTGGTTTAGCTCTTTTTCTTGGACTAGGTTCTGGGCAAGTGCGATTTTTATTTGGAGGTTAATATGAGCATTGATAAAGACTGGAGACCAGCGAACTGGAACCTAATCAAACAGAATACCTTGAATGAGACGCCAGTAGTCTTTTCTCCGAGTGTGGGTTACTCCAAAGACCAGAAAGACACGATTATGGAGAAAGTGGCATCGGCATTGATTACCGAGATTGTAAAGGAGTTGGAAGATGCAAGACCTGTTCATAGCGGAGAATCGGAAAGCCAAGAAGATAGACCAAGCGATGAATCTGCCTGGTCTGGATGGGGACCCAGTCCAACAAGTCAGCCACTTCAATCGAACACTGAGTCCAGCTAAGACTGGTAAGATATATGGGACATTTACTCCATCTCCAACTGGCTCGATTAAAGTCAGGATGATGAATGGCAAGATAGTCAATCAGCCAATGACTAGACGAGAGCGGCGATTATTGGCGGGGAGAATGAAGAATAGGCAGTAGTTTTGAGCATTATCCAGACAATGGATGTGAAGTAGCTACTGAGTTTCTTGGCGTCCAATCTTATTGTTTGGAATGTCCTTTTCCAGAGTGCGGGAATAATACCAAACAAACTTTGAAGAGGGAATGGCGCAATAACGATATTTTGAGGCATTTGGAGTTGGGCTATAGCTTAGAGTATGTAGCTAATAAATTTGGCCTTTCTAATAGAACTATACAACGGGTGGCTAAAAGGGGGTTAGTTAATGCCAAATAGACCCACAAAACAATTCATTCTGGACAAGCTCAATGACTTGCATACTTATTATAGTGCCAGAAACACAGCCTTTGATGGAGATGATAAGTATTATGAGCTTCTATTTCGTGATGACCTTGGACTTCCCGAAGAATACAAGGAAGATGGCATAGTCCTACCTACTGCCAGAGACATTGTTGACGCAGGCACGAACCATGTGTCCACTGTTTATGCCCGATTTTTTAGACCAATCCGAGGTACAGACCAAGTTGCCAGAGACCAAGCTGAAATGTTAAGAAAATTTGATACGGCTATGTTCTATCGGACTAAAATTGACTCGAACATTAGTCCTTGGCGAACAGCGAGCAAACATGGCTGTATGTATGGTATGTGGTGCCTCGAATCGCTCTATAATCCAGACATAGTACCCGATATGCCAGAGCGAGAAAAAGGCGAGTCGGAAGAAGATTTTAAGGAGCGGATGGACATATATAACGGAGAGATATACGATATATTGCCCATTAGGATTCGAGCAGTCCATCCACGCAACGTCTATCCTGACCCGAATGGTGAGTTCGTCATAGTTGAGGAGCCAAAGACTCTGCTCCAAGCAAAGGAAGAATGGCCCAATCTATCGCAGAAGCTAACTGTGTCTGGTATAATCCAGGGCGGAATGACCTATGGAGGAACTAGCCACGATGTAACGCAGCTAACTTATATGGATAAACAGTATCGGGCTATTTATGTAAATGGAGCGCCAGCATTAGAAGCAGCCGATTCAGAAGGAGTTATAGAGCATGATTATGGGTGCATACCATATGTAGTTGGCTTCTCTGGTCTTGGTAATGCAGATAAGTCGGCTAAGCCGGAAAAACAAGCCGTAGGTCTTATTCGATATTTACGGGCTTTGCTCAGGTCTGAGTCATTTGGCTACTCCGTCTATAACATCGTACTCAAATCGCATAGTTGGCCCATCACATTCGTTTCGGGTCCAGGCGCAGCCGAAATAGCCAGTATTAAACTAAAGTATGGTAAAATTTACGAGAAACCAGCAGGTGTAACTATCGAAGAATATGTACAGAGTCCACCACCAGACTTTGTTATGCAACATATGGAATATACTTCGAGTATTTTAGCGGCTAGTGCTGCCCCAAGAAGTGTTCGAGGCTTGCCGGAAGCTGGTGTCCGTTCTGGTACTGACCGCTCTTTGATTATAGCTGAAGCCCGATTGAAGTACGATTCAATTTTAGAGCAACTCCAACTCTCAACCGCAAAGGTAATGTCCAACTGCACTAAAGTAGCAGAGCGGGTAGTCCCAGATGATTTCCATATCTGGGCTAAAGCTCCAGATGAAGAAT